ATTGTGGACAGCCGATCGTCATACTTGATGATCTAGGCCAGTCCTTAGAAGGTAAAGATATAAAGGAGTTTCAAACTCTAGTCTCTTGTAATCCTTATGTGCCACCTATGGCGGCACTAGAAGATAAAGGGAGACACTTTACGTCACCTATCATTATCGTAACGTCCAATTTGCACTATGGTTCACCTTTAAATCAGATCTATAAAGAACAATATGGGATCTTGGATGACGCCGCCTTTTGGCGTCGTTTCCATTTCCCTTTATTGGCTGAAAAGGAGAAACTTTTTTGTCTTAAGAAGAAACCCTCTTGGGTTTCTTCAACAAAAGACATTGTTCCTCCTACAGACGGTATAGATTTGAATTGCGTCGATGTAAATCGATTAGCAGGTAACCGTGGCCTGAATTATTTTCGGCAAAAGAGTGAATTTCAAGAGGAACAAGGACGTCTCTACTCCAACTTATGGAGAGAATGTCCTGTCCTCGACTTATTCAGCCTGCCAAAAATATTCCGTGATCGAGAAAAGTTTCATGATAACATAAGAATGCACTGGGTACAAGTAGTTAATTCCAAGTCGGAATCGGTTTCTGATTTTTTTTCCGAATTCTGGGATGAGGAGATTTCCCCAAATCTTCCAAAATCTCTAGGGTTTGATTTATCAAAACCGATTTCTACTTTGAATCAACAGCTTACCTTTTCCTCCTACCCTCCTATACAACCTTTACCTGTCCGTGTTGAGCCTATTGTAGAACCTTTAAAGGTTCGAACAATTACTGCCGGTGACGCTAGTACTTTTTGTCTTAAACCTCTTCAGCGAGCCATGTGGCTCGCCTTAGGTACACAAGAACAGTACATACTCACCCATGGCACTCATCATCTCGAATCCGCAATTCAGCGTCTCTACGAAAGTGGAGACAAAGAATCCGTGTGGATTTCTGGAGATTACACGGCCGCCACTGACTCTGTCAGTATTGAGGCTACAAAGGTTTTAATGGAAGGGATCTTAGAGTCGATAGATCATTTACCGACAAAGCGCTGGGCGATGAAAGAGGTGTCCCCTCATATGTTGTACTATCCGGAAGGGAGCCGTGGTTCGAAAGAACTCACTCCTATTATCCAGAAAAGTGGTCAACTAATGGGGTCACTACTCTCATTCCCGTTGCTCTGTCTGTTAAACGATTCAACAGCTCAACGATCAGGACTGAAACCAAACCAATACCTGATTAATGGTGATGACATCCTTATGAGATGTCCCCCTGAGAAGTATCCTGTGTGGAAGAGAGAAGCCCAACAATTTGGCTTCACTCTTTCCCTCGGAAAAAACTATGTCCATCCAATGTATGGAACCGTTAATTCTCAGTTAATCAAAAATGATATGGTAATTTCTGCCGGAAAGCAGACAGTCCTTTGTAGGAAAGGAAAGGTCTTAGGAGAATGTTTAAGGGAACTTGAGAAGTTTTACCCGGAACGTCCAGATGTAAAGGACTTGTTCAAGTCTGTTAATAAACAGATCTTAGGTAGAACTATTAGGAGCATTAATGTTCCTATTTCTCATGGCGGTCTGGCCCTCACTTGGGGGCCAAGGGACCTTCCGGCTCGTACACTTCGGACAGAACAGTGGGTTTATATCCACGATCTGCTCAAGAAGTTAAAAGCTAAAGATGGTCACATCGCTGTTCCATACTTCTCCTCCCGTAACGCTTCTATATCTCTTAATAAAGATATAGATATTGCATTTAACGATCCTATTGACAATCGGGAAACCCATGAGGATTTCTTAGGCGTCAAGGATGTTATCCAATTAAAAGATCGAATCACGAACAACGAGTTTCTGAGGATTTTGGCACACACTTCTGTAGAGAAGTTGCCATCGTTATCCTTTATTCAAGTTGTCCAGGTTCCTTATCCTGACACCCAAGAGCGTCGACGGATTCAGAACCGGATTGATCACCTTTTCCTGTCCAGATTTATGACTTCCAGTGAAACATTCAGTTATGAACGTTTCCGAGAGGAGTTTCGATCGATTGGACTGGTAAAAGGCAAATTGGAATCTTCTTTTCTATCTCTTTTCAAGGTTGTCGAGTTGGAGATTGGCCCGGATTTTCTTCAGAAAGTCCGCTCCAGTTACACTCCTTCTCATTTCGATGTGGAGAGATTTAAAGTTAGATTAGCAAAGTTACGGAGACCAGGTAAGCTGGATCGCTCTAGTAATGGGAACCAAAAGGTTCTCCCTACTAGTGATCCACTTATACCACGTGAACGAGATTTGGTAGAAATGGAAGAATCGGAAATAATTGATTTCAC